CAGCAGCCACAGACTCAACCACAGACGCTGGCAAAAGGAGCCTCTGAAGCTGAGATGCAGAAAGTAAGATCAGATGCAGCCATAGCAGAGAGATCCCGCATTACAACAATCACCCAGAGGTGCAGCGTGGCAGGTCTGGGTGATGACGTTGTCGGGGACTTTATCACAAGGGGGCTGTCAGTTGAGGATGTGAGCACAGAAATTTTTAAGCGACTTGAGGATGGTAATCAGCCAGTGGGAGCAAGACGTTATGATGTGGGTCAGGAAGCATCTGAAAAGTTCCGCAGTGCAGTGACTGACGGGCTTGCATTTCGTGCCGGAGTCACGGTTGAAAAACCGACTCCAGGTTATGAGGAATTCCGAGGCAGAAGTCTTCTGCGAATTGCTGAGGAGTGCATCAGTGTAGCTGGTGGCAATGTGAGAGGTGTAAGAAATCTTGATATTGCAGGCTATGCCATGGGTATTGGTACCAGAGGGATGGGATCTGCAAGCACAAGTGATTTTCCCCTGATTCTTTCCAATGTGGCCAAAAGACGTCTTTTGCAGGCGTATGAAGAGGCAGAAGTAACCTGGGATATGTTCTGTAATGTTGTGCCTGCAAGTGATTTCAAGCCTATGCAGGGGCTTGATATATCTGCTCTGCCCACGCTCTCATTGCTAAACGAAAACGGGGAATACAAAGATGTCACCATGTCAGAGATCGGGGAGTCATATGCCATCAAGACATATGGCAACATGTTTGTTCTGACAAGACAGATGATCATCAATGATGATCTGCGTGTATTTCTCAAGATCCCCATGAAGTTCGGAGCAGCATCAAAACGTACAATCAACCAGACTGCTTATGCTCTTCTGAATGCAAACCCCGCTCTGGGTGATGGCAAAGCTCTCTTTCATGCTGATCGCGGCAATATTGTTTCTGCTTCAGGTGCTGTTGGTACCCCTTCAATCGCATCATTGTCAGAAGGTCGGCGTCTGATGCGTAAATTCAAAGATCCAGGAGCAAGAACAGCTTTGAATCTGACCACTAAATTTCTTGTGGCTGGCACAAAGCATGAGACCAACATTGATATCATCCTTGCCTCTGCTGCTCTTCCAATGGCTGATATGTCTTCTGGTGTTACTAACCCCTGGAAAGGAAGACTTGTTCCGGTAATTGATGCAGTTCAGGACTCTTATTCAGAAGATGCATGGTTCCTGTTTCCTGATAAATCAGCAGCAGACACCATTGAGGTGGCGTTCCTGGATGGTGTGCAGACCCCGTATCTTGAGGATATGGTGGATTTTGACACTGATGGGATCAAGTACAAATGCCGGATTGATTTTGGTGTTGGTGTGATGTCGCCTAAGATCGTTAAAAACCCAGGCGCATAATTAAAACAAATGCAGAGGCAATCCTTTCAGGTTGCCCTGTTGTAGGGACAATCCCCTGTGGTTGTCCTTTAAATAAGGAGAAAAGAACATGGCTCAGAATCATATTCAGTCAGGAAAAATATTGCAGTACACCAACAGTACCGAATCTACAATCACATCAGGCACACCGGTTGTTGTTGGTACATGGGTAGGGGTTGCCCTGGGAGATATTGCAGATGGAGCAACCGGCAGCGTGGCTATTGAAGAGGTGTGGGATCTTCCCAAAGAGGCAGAAGCCCTGACTCAGGGAGCAAAGGTCTATCTGACATCAACAGGCAAGATCACTGCCACATCAACTGACAACACTTACGCAGGCAAGGCGTTTGAGACCGTGACAAGCGGTGAGGCAACCGTCCCTGTAAAAATCAACGCATAGTGGAGGCACTGACCAGTGGCTGATGACCTGAAACAGATCATGGTTGAAGATCTTGATACCATTGTTTTTGACACCGCAGAGGGAGCAGACTTTGCGGTGTTCACCTCATCAACCGGCACAGTGGTAGATCCGTGCAAGGTTATGGTTGAACATGATGTTCTGGTTCAGCTTGAAGGGTATGAGTCAGGAGTCTCCACCCTGGGTACAGCCATCACAGCCATGTTTTCTGATGTTGGAAGACCCAAAAACGGATCTGTCTTTGTGGTAGCTGGCACAGAGAGATACACAGTGAAAGGGATTGAAGAGTGTGACGGCATCACAACAAAAATGAAAGTGGTGAAGTCATAAAGGAGAGCAGATGAGCACAGGAACGAGTGGAATCCAGATCAACCAGGCGCAGTTGCAGAGTGTCCGGACTTTGCTTTCTGATATTCAGAACGGGGCTAAAAAGGCCATGGTGACAGCTATCAATAAAACCATGATGACCACAAAAGTTCAGATCAAAAAAAAGCTTGGTGAGCAGCTTAATCTTAAGGCTGCCCGCATTGAGGAGGATCTGTCGGTTGAAAAAGCAAGTTACGAGAACCTTTCCGGCAGAGTTGTTGCCAAGGGAGAACCGGTTGGCCTGGTTAACTTTGCAGGCTCACAGCTCAAGAAAGGTGTGAAGGTCAAGGTGATGAAGGGTGGCGAATCTAAGTTGCTTAAACATGCTTTCAGGAAAAAGGTCTCCGGGAAAGAACATCTGTGGTGGAGACAGCGGAGATCTGACGGCAGGCTTGTGGCAAAATATCATCTTGAAAGGCTCGAGGGGCCAAGAATAGAAGACATTCTGGCAAAACCAGAAATTATTGATCCAATCAATGAACAGGCAGTCGATCTGCTTGTAGAAAATCTCGATAAAGCAGTCACAGAAATCTTAAGGAGGAACGCACTCTAATGGCAGAGACAATCAGAGAACAGATCATAACCGCATATGTGAACCACCTTGGAACAATGCTGATATCAAACGGCTTTATCCACAACTGCGGTGCCTCTGTATTCAGAGCACAGAAAAATATTGATGAAGATTTCCTTCCTGCTGTTGTTCTGCGGCCAAAGCCTGAGACAGCACAGAGATCATACGGAGAGAATGAGATCACGACAAAACTCCGGATTGAAGCCATGGTTGGGTTTGATCCCACTGCTGAGAACTCAGAGGAGACAGCATCCAAGATCCAGAACGAACTCCTTGGGGATATTATCCGGTGCATGACTGGTACTGAGACAACAGTAACAGAGTTGATTGATGATATCAGCTATTCAGAGGGTGGCCCGGCAGAGATGCCAGGGGAGGAGGACACTATTGTGGGAGCCTATGCCGAATTTGAGGTGAGGTACCGGACTGCTATAGGAGATCCATACAAAGTCAGCTCATAAAAAAGTATATGCAGGAGGTTCAAATGATAGATTTAAAAGGGAATATGTTTTTGTACGAAGTTAAAGAGTACAAAATGATTACCTCAGATAAGAAGCTGTTGACTATACAGGTATTGAAAGATGTCACAGGCAAAGCTCCTAAAAGATATATAGCAAAGCCTACCTCAGACACAAACGACCTTCAGCATTCAGCACCTGAATTTTCAGGGGTCGGTGAATCAGAAGAACAGGCATTGCAGGATTGCATTGATAAAATTCTGGATAAGGACATCAGTGAAATATTGATTTCCAGGAACAGATAACAACAAGAGATAAAAGGAAAACAACATGCCAACAGCATCAAATGCAAAACTTATGAAGGAATCAATTCCGTCATTTTTCGATTTTACCGAGGCCACAGACTCTGGAGATCACACAATATTCACATTACCAGGCAAGACAATTTTTTCAGCCAGAGATGGATACGACCTGGATGTTATGCCCGATGGCGTTGTGACAGGGGGAACAATGCTCTCTACTCACGCAACAGCAGACACTGTCGCATGTCCGGCTATCACAGCTAATCTGGCAGGCATAGAAACGCTGGTGTCAGCAGGAACAGCAGTAATAACCAGACCAGCGACCAACGTTGCCAAGATCAACTCTATTACAATCAACTCATCAGGAGCCATTGCAGTAATCGCTGGAGTTGATGGTACTACCACCACGTTCACAGAAGAGCGCGGAGAAGCAGGTGGCCCTCCGTTTATCCCTGTCGGATCAGTTGAGCGTGGACAGGTCAGAGTGACAAGCAGCACCTCTGCAGTGATATCGGCAGCAGAGCTTTTTCAGGAGATTGGTTCCCATGTTGAGCGTTTCGACTCGCCAACCTGGGAAGTATATAACCTCGGGCTTGGAGATAAGGCCTCATCCACAGCGCAGAAAAATGCTCATATTGAATTTTCTGATGTAATAGGGGAGGCGATACATACCGGAAACACGTATAG